TTCCAAAATAAGCCTATTATATTAAAAGACACTTATGAAGTAAGTGGTTCTGATATGGCTCAAATTGGATGGATTGAAATTCAAAGTGAAAATGGAGCAAACGGTTACCTATGGTACTTAAAGTCAGAGCATGAAACAAGATTACGTTTTGAGGATTACATGGAAACAGCTATGATTGAAGCGGTTCCAGCTGAAAACACATCTCAAGCTCAGATAGCTCTTGTTAGCGGAACTCCACAGGCGAATAATGACCAAGCAGGTTCTGAAGGTTTATTCTATGTAATAAATGACAGAGGAAATGTTTGGGGTGGTGGAAACCCAACTACATTAGCTGGATTTGATTCAATTATTCAAAGACTTGACAAGCAAGGAGCTATTGAAGAAAATGTTATTTTCATGAATAGAAACTTTAGCTTTGATATGGATGATATGTTAGCAGCTCAAAATTCTTATGGAGCTGGAGGTACATCTTACGGTCTATTTGATAATGATGCAGATATGGCTTTAAATCTTGGCTTTACAGGATTCAGAAGAGGTTATGACTTTTACAAGTCTGACTGGAAATATCTAAACGACCCTACAATGAGAGGTGGTATTACTGGAGGAAAAATTAGCGGTGTATTAGTACCTGCTGGTTCAACTACTGTATATGACCAAATCTTAGGTAAAAATGCTAAGAGACCATTCTTGCACGTTAGATATAGAGCTTCAGAAACTGAGGATAGACGTTATAAAACTTGGATCACTGGTTCTGCTGGTGGTGCTGCATCATCTGATATAGATAAGATGCAAGTTAATATGCTATCTGAAAGAGCATTATGTACTTTAGGTGCAAACAATTTCTTCTTATTCAAAGACTAAGAATAAATAATTAATTCAAAAGGGGAGGTTCGCCTCCCCTTTATTTAACTTTAATAAATTATAATAAAATGAAAAAACAAACTTATAAAAGTAAGACATATAGACTTACAAGAGGGCAAAGACCTTTGTCCTACACAATCCCATCAAGAAATACATCTCGTTCTCCATTACTTTATTTTGATGAAGAAACAGGAGTTAACAGACCATTAAGGTATGCAAGAAACCAAAGAAGTCCATTTGAAGATGAGCAGGATGGAAACGCTATTTTAGAACCTGTAGTTTTTGAAGACGGTATGCTTTATGTTGACCGCTCTAATCAAGTATTGCAAGAGTTCTTGCATTATCACCCACATAATGGACAGGTTTTTGAAGAAGTAGACAACGAAGCAGATGCAGCAAGAGATTTAGAAGAGGCTACTATGGAATTAAACGCTCAAGTTATGGCTATGGAGTTACCTTTAGAAAAAATGATTTCAGTAGCAAGAGCATTTATTGGAAACTCTGTAGATAAGATGACTACATCAGAAATTAAAAGAGACTTGTTAATGTTTGCTAAATCAAGACCAGAAGAATTACTTGCTATTATTAATGACCCTATGTTAGAGTTACAAGACACAGTAATGCAAATGGAACAAGTAGGTTTAATAAAAATTAAAGGTAAAAATGTATTTTATAATTTAAAAAATAATAAAAAACAGATGTTAGTGGTTCCACATAATACAGACCCTTATGCTATTATTGGTACTTATCTTCAGTCAGATGAAGGAATACAAATGTTTAAGATACTAAAAAAGGCTTTAAATAAAGATAGTTAGATTGTTTATCTTTGTACTTTATTAATCATTAAATTTTTTAAAAATGACAAAATTTCTTTTTATAACAAACGCACCTAATACAGGTCAATTAATTAGCCTTAATGGCATAAAAAATATAGGAACAGCAAGTGCTACAGCAGCTACCGTTACAATTGATTACGTTGATAATACTACTACAACTGTAACTACTGCTAATCAAGTTGGTTCAGATGTTTACTTAGCAATAGTTAATGGAGCAGAAGAAGCTTTAGCTACAAGCTGGCAAAAAGCATATTTTCCTATGCTTTTACCAAAAGCTGTAACATCAATAGTTAACGCATAAATATATGAGAGCTAAATATTTAGAAATACCAGTTAATACAATTGTTTCAAGTGGAACATCGGAACTGGTTATAGGAACCACAGCTTCAGCAGGTATAGCCTCAGGAACCGCTACAAGTGACACTACGAATAAACTTGTTGATTCTGGCGCTACTTTTGTTGCAGACGGTGTTGTTGTTGGTGACATTGCATACAATGTTACTGATGGCTCTCAAGCTGCTATAACTGCTGTTGCTAACACAGAACTAAGTTTTGCTTCTGATTTATTTCCGGATGGTAATGAAAATTATGCTATTCGTAAGGAAAAGCAATTAAACGCTGTTGCAACATTTACAACTCGTAAAGTTAGAGTTGGAGATATTGTAAAAAACACAACAGCTGGTACACAAACTACTGTAGCTGCTTTAATTAATGAGACATCATTAACATTGACTGCTGATATATTTGACAGCCCAACTTTGTTTAATGATAATTTTACAATAGAGCCGCCTGCTACTGAAGTTTATGATTTCGGTAAGGCATTTACTTCTACTGTTACTGCGGGAGATATTCTTGAGAATACTACTGCAAACACAAGCGAAACTGTAACACAAGTTATTGATGACTTTAGGTTAAAGCTTAGCGGTAGTTTCGGAACTATTGGAAATGCTTACAATGTATTTGACACTACGATTGCTTCAAGCTACTTAATAGATATGGATAGCATAGTTTTTGTAGATAGAGTAAATAATGAGCAGACTAAGATTATTTTAAACACTAATGTTACTCCTACTTTAACAATAGACCATTCAGATCAAGGAACAGGTCGTATTGTGGCTATTGCTATACAAGACGCAATGAAGAGAGGATACGTTGGTGTAAATATGCCAGACCCACCTGGACCATCTACTGCAAGAGTACAGATGCCTTTATTTGAAAGTGCTGTAATAACAGTTGAAAGCGTAGCACTATCATAATAGCATTATTATAATTTTAAAGAGAGGTTACAAAAAAAGTAACCTCTTTTTTTTTGCTATATTTGTAGATATTTAAAATGTATTTTCTATGGCTATGATTAATAACGTAAGGAATACAGTATTAGCAATTATTAATAAAAATAATTACGGGTACTTATCTCCGCAAGATTTCAATCTGTATGCACAACAAGCGCAGATGGATATGTTTGAGGATTATTTTTATCAGTATAATCAATACATAAATAGAGAAAATATAAGACAGTCAGGAACTGGTTATGCAGATATAGTAAAAGGTTTAGAGGAAGTTATTGATTCATTTTCTGAAGAAGTGTTTTTAACAGGGGGTACAGCAAACACTTGGTCTTTGCCATCAGACTATTATTTGGTAAACAAACTTTATTACTACCCTACACTATTAACATCAGGAACAACAACTGCTACTGCTGCAAATGAATTAGTAGATAATACTGCTAATCCACCATTTTCAAATGGAGCTGTTACGCCTCAATATCCAGCATTGCAAAGTATAGTGGTTAATACAGACACGTTAAAACAGGCGTTTGTTCAAAGTGTTGCTAATGCAACAACAATAAATTTAAGCGCAGATATATTTCAAGCTGTAGCTTCTGGAGAAAATTATTCTATATATGATGCTAATAACATAACAGAAGTAGAAAGAGTAACACAGAAAAAAATATTTTTTCTAACAAGCTCAACTTTAGGATCACCTACAACTCAATTTCCCGCATATGTTCTAAGTGGAAATACGGTAAGTGTTTACCCAACATCAATTCAAAACAATGGTGATATAAAGGCGCAATATATAAGATATCCAAAACCACCGCAGTGGACGTTTTTATCTTTAACAAATGGAGAACCAATATTTGACCAAACATCCTCTACTTATCAAGATTTTGAATTACCCTTGTCAGATGAGCCAGGATTAATAGCTAAGATTTGTCAATACGTTGGTATTGAAATAAGAGAAGCAGAAGTATATCAATTCGGTCAAAACGAAGAAGTTCAAGATAACCAAATACAAGTATAACAAATGGCATACATTACAGATTATTTATATTATGAAAACAATGGTAATTCTCCGGTTGATAAAAACTGGGGTTCATATCAGTATGTATCTTTAGAGGATATAGTAAATAATTTTATGTTAATGTATCAGGGTAATAACGAAATACTAAACAACATAGAAAGATATCAAGTTATATTTCATGCTAAAAGAGGAATACAGGAGCTTAATTACGATGCAATGAAAGAAATTAAAATATTGCAGTTAACAGTAGACTCACAAATTAGATTTGTGTTACCGCCTGATTATGTTAATTATGTAGAATATCTCTGTATGAGGCAGGGGTTTTATACCCTTTAACAGAAAATATACAAACCATGTGGAGCGAAGCCTACTTGCAAGATAACAACGCTAAAATTTTGTTTGATGTTGATGGTAATGTTTTAAAACCTGAAAACTCTCAAGTAGATTTATCAAGACAAGAGGGTGGTATGCAAAAATTATATTTAGGAGGCGGTCCTTTTCATAATCAATTAGGCCACTGTATAGATGGTTGCTGGTACTTTGAAAGACAAATGGGAGACAGATTCGGTCTTAATACTGAAACTGCTAACATTAACCCAACTTTTACAATAAACAAAAGTACAGGCGCTATATATTTCAATTCAACTATGTCAGGTAAATCAGTGGTTTTAGAATATGTATCAGACGGAATGGAAAAAGGGGATGATTCCAAAATAAGCGTAAACAAAATGTTTGAAGAATATTTGTATGCTTATATAAGATTTGCATTGTTAAACAGTAAGTTGGGAGTGCAAGAATATATAGTAACCAGAGCAAGAAAAGACAAGTCGTCTTTATTAAGAAACGCAAAATTAAGATTAAGTAATATTCATCCAGGAAGATTGCTGATGAACATGAGAGGTCAGGATAAATGGATAAAGTAATATGGAAATTAATACTAATTTTATAGCAGGTAAAATGAATAAAAGCGTTGATGAACGCTTATTACCTCCTGGACAATATGTTGACGCACAAAATGTAAGGCTTGGTTCTACCGAAACTACAGAAATAGGGGCGGTAGAAAATTCAAAAGGAAACACTCAGGTATCAACTTTATTATATAATGGTGTGGCATTATCTACCTTTGCCAAATGTATTGGCGCTTACGCTGATGGTATAAACCAAACCATGTATTGGTTTGTTTGTGATCCAGGAAGAGATGTAGATATGATAGTTTCTTTTAACTCATCAACAAACGCAACTAAATACTTAGTAATTTCAGAAACTGTTTTAAATTTTCAAACAGAAAAACTAATAACTGGCGTAAATTTAGTAAGCGACCTTTTATTCTTTACCGATAACTTTAATCCACCACGAGTAGTTAATATAAACAGAGAATACCCATATCCTACACTTGGAGTAGACGGAATTACAGAAGAGGATATATCAGTAATAGTAAAGCCTCCAGGATTTACTGAATATACAAACAATCTTGTTTTACCACCTGTAACTGAATTTTCTTTACCAGCACCTACAATAAATTTAATCAACACTCCTTCGGAAGAAGAAAACTATATTTTAGATAAATTTTTATGTTTTGCTTACCGATACAAATATAAAGATAATCAGTATAGCGCAACTTCTTTGTTTACCACACCAGCTTTTGAGCCAAGTGATTGGACTTTAGATTATGATACTTTAGAAAATACCGGTATGGAAAATAAATTTAACACTGCTGAGGTTACATTTAGCACAGGCGGCTCAAATGTTATCGGTGTAGATTTATTATATAAAGAATCAGGACAAAATACAATTTACATAATTGAAAGATATGATAAAATTAACGAAGGGTGGGGTGATAATACTGAACGTTCAATAACTTTTAGTAAAAAGAAAATTTACACTTTACTTGGGCAAGACGAGTTATTAAGAACATTTGACAATGTTCCTAAAACTGCTCAAGCACAAACCGTTATGGGTAATAGAGTGTTTTATGGAAATTATACAGACGGTCATAACATGATAGGATTTGATGACTTACCTGTCGTTCCTCTTTTCACTCCTGAAATTGTACAAATTAATGACAGGTTTTTGGAACTACAACAACCTGTTCGTGTAACCACAACACAGCTATGGAGCATACAAGCAGGAACTCCTTTTCAAACAACTCTTGGTAAAGTACAATTTTTTCCAAACATAACTATTGCGGGTAATACTATTTTTAGTGGTTCAGCAACTATACCTACAGGTACAACTTTTACTTGGGAAATATCTTTACGAACAACAGGCACCAATTCAGTTCCAGGCACATTAGTTGGTTTTCCTGCTACTGATGAATATAAATCCTCAAACGGTAATTCTCCTTTAAATATTTCATTTGAATTTAGAACAACCAGAGATTA